ATCACCAATCTGGTCGCGACCCTGAAATACATCCCAAGGAGCTGATAAATCATTTTGCTGATATGCACCTGTTAGCTGATGTGTTTTAGAACCAACATATGCTGTAGCGAATACCCGTGCGTAATTGTTATTATTCTGACCAGACCAAAACTCACCAAACTGATCCATGTCTTGATTCCAACGAAAGCCGGCCGATTTCATTTTTAATCCAAAACTTGAATCATGATCAGCTGCCATTAGTGGGGCAGACATTAATGCAAACATTGTTACTAATAAAACTAATACTTTTTTCATTCTTATTTCCTATTATTGTGTAGGTGTGATATAGCAATCATTGCTAACACCATTAATGAAAGACCTCCAAACCCTAAAAAAATCATCTCACCAAGTGCGAGTATTGTAGAGTCCACGGATCCTAATACTATGAGAAATCCTGTTAAACCCATCATATAATATACTACCTCAAGTACTTTCTTCATTATTATTATTTCCTTTGTATGTGATTACGATTCTATTTATAAAAAACAACAATTGTGGTTATTATACAACCTTACTTATAAAAGATATGATTGTCTATATGCCATACTTTAGATAATTTGTATGACCATTTAGGTTTTATATCAGCTGCATGATACCACATAGAACCTTTTGATATACCATTCAAACCAATACCCCATATACCTGATGTATATTCAATAACTAAAGACTGTATCTTCTTATAAGTCACTCTATCTTTAGGGGATGAATACCTACCAGACCAAAATGAAAATTGTCTGTGTTGTTTAATTACATCACATATATGATTAGGATATTTTGATGATATCTTTCTATTATTAATAACATCCATTACCATTAATTGCCCCATTTTAGACTCACCTCTTGCTTCACCGTACACGGCTAAACTCATACAATCTACTTCAGATTGTGTGTAATTAGACGCTATAGTTGTAGTAGGTAATACAAATAGTGCTAATATGAAAAGATTATTCAAAACTATGTTCTCCTAATTCTTTATGATATGTACACTATTATACTATATTACGAATAAATTGTCAAGTGTTTTCTGATCTTTTTGTTAATCTTTCTTTAACTTCTGTAGCATCCATCCATATATCCCTATTATCTAATATCTGCACAATCTCTTCCTCCTCAAGGAATCCTTTATATACATCTCTTAACAGCTGTTCTGACCATTGTCTCTCATGTATAATATTGTCATACATCTCACCCCCTTTACCAATAACACCACCGGAATAGTTGTGAAACATAAACATAGAATTATCAGCAGCGTCGATAGTATCAGCAGCTAACATAATCATAGTAGCACCTGACATACAAGCACCTTCCACATCAACCATTACTGTACCAGGACATTGTTTAAGTACATTACGAAACTGGATAGATGTAAATAAATCCCCACCAAATGAATTAATGTATATCCTTACTACATCGTGTGGTCCTACATTACGGATAATATCAAACCATTCTGAATAATGATCAGGTTCCTCAATATCCCCCGATATGTAGAATTCATATATAGTTGATAATGGTTTACCAACTATTGTCTTTTTATTATCCGGAATATCCGATTGCTTTATATCCATTTTGAAGAGCTTCCTTTATTAGTTTAGGGTCTGATTCTCGTTTCATAATCTCAGTCAATACCTGATTATCTTCTAATGTGGTTGTAGGTGACCCATAAGTAGAAGTATGCCAATATTTTCGGTATGTTCCTTCTTTATAGCCATTCTCTTGTCTGAAAATGTTTAGTATTAATTTACCCATATACATATCATACATTTTTTCAAATGACATACCAGCTGCTGTTGTTAACTCAGCTAACTCATACATAGTTGATAATAGATTAGGTGTCATCTGTGAACAAGAATGTACAAAATATAAAGTCCTTTTCTGTACATTCTCCGTATCCCATTTAGGTTTAGATGATTCTGTTGTAAGAGAAGAATGTGGTGTACCTTCAAGACCTGAATGATCCATAAACATTTTAGCAAAATACTCTAGTTTATCTTCATTTACCCGTGAAGGTAATGTAGCAGGGTCTAAGATAACTAATGAGAAGAAGAAGAACCAAAGATCAACAATTTCCATCTGTGATTGAGTAATATCTACAGTACCATGCTTCCACCATTTGTAATCAGTATGTTCTAGTAGTTCACCTGATTCAACTATCATAGCCCTAATAAAATCTGTACGAGTTCTATCGTCTTTCCATGTAGGGTTAATAATAGTGTTTAATTTGTTTTGTTGTTCTAATAGGTCAATTATTTTCTCTTTCATTATATACTCCTATTGTTTCAATTAATTTAGAAGTCCAAGTATCACGTTTCTCAATAAAGATTTGTGGTTCTTCATTATCTACAACAATTAATGTTACTAATTGATTAACTGGTATTCCAGTTCTCTCTTCAAACATAATAGCGTATGCAGCTTCTTGAATGAAATATGCAGTACACCATTCCTTCTTTTTTAGCTTTGCTGATGTTTTAAAATCAATAACAGATAATACACCGTCCCATTCAGCTATACAATCTACTCTACCCGCTAAACCTAAATGAGTTGAATAAAGTGCTCCTTCCTGACATACTATATTATCTATATATCTATCAATAGTTGACTGTACAGATTTAAAGTTATCTAGTATATTAGGTAGAAATCCTGTAGCATATTCATTAGAATTTTGTATATACTTTTCAATAATTTCATGTACAGCAGTTCCTCTTGTAGATGCTCTAAATGATATTCTATTAGCTTTATCTTCACCTACACGTTTACGCCATTTCTCTATAGCCTTTTCAGATAAAATAGAAAGTACTGAAGTTACTGATGGAAACGCTTCATGATTGGGTGTTTCATATAATCTAGTACCATCTCGATAGGATACATTCAGATCATCATACCCAAGATCTGTATTTAAATGTTTAAAATGTTTATATCGTTTCATAATTTATTTTGTCTCAATTGTATTAGCACGAGGTCCTAATTTACCTGAACCTGACTTAATCTTCTTTAATACATCATTCCAACCAGAATCTGTACGAGAGAGTGTATCACCCTTTTCATATATGATTTTAGGAGCTCCTATTAATTGCTCATAACTACCTTGAGGAGCTGTTAATTCCTCCATCTTAGAGATAGATAGGAATCTATCTTCTATAACTCCGGACTCTATATGTCTTAGTGTATATGTAGGCATCTCTTATTTAAATAATTTAGGCCAGATTTTGGTACATAACTTTACAGTTATCCCTTTATACTTACCTTTGAATTTCTTGGTAAGCATTAATGAGACCAAATCAGCATCTTTAGGATGAATGGATTCCATTAAATTAATTAATGTTCTTTCTTTATCAATTTGCTTCATTGCGGATCCTGGTCCATTATCAGAGATCTTAGGGAACTCAGACGTTTTATGTAAAAGAGATGATGTTAAGTCTTCTACTTTAGCCTTCTCAAAAGGTATTGGACCTTTTGGTATCCAATCAAAAGTAACTTTAGGATCATACGCTCCCTTTACAAAATCTCGGAGTGCAAGTGAATTGTTATCTTTTAGAAATTGTTCTTTAGCTTTAACTGTTTTCTCTTTAGCTGCTTGCTCAAATACTTCGTATAGATGTTTATATACCATTATTATTTCCTCTTACTGTGTTAAATTTTATATACATTCTGAATTAACTATTAGTTTTCTTGCTTTAGTAGCACATTTCCAACCATATACTTTAGCCCATCTGTTAGGTTCTAAATCTTTATAATGCTGAAAAAAATGAAGAATTTGATTTAATGTCCTTTTTGGTACATCTTCAATATCATTCCAATTCTCATATAATCTATCATTAGGGACAACTAGTATCTTATTATCAGTACCCTCTTCATCTTCCATTTCTAGTACACCTAATACCCTACATTTAGCTATACATCCAGTTATTAAAGGATAGGGTGTGATAACTAAAACATCAAGTGGATCACCATCTGCTGCTTTAGTATTAGGGATAAATCCATAATTACACGGATAATACATTGCTGTATCTAGAAAACGATCTAGATATAATTCACCGGTAACATCATCTACTTCATATTTAACTGGATCCGATTCCATAGGAATCTCAATAGTTACATTTATCATCATATATCCTATATTATACTACATTTTCGAGTTAATGTCAAGTGATTCTTTAAGTTTTTTTAGATGTGCTGCTCTAACCTTTACCATGATCCAATCATTATAATATTCATCCTTTAATAATACATCATTCTCAAACTGTAATTTTGCTTCAAAATAAGCACATTCAGACTTACTCTTACATAGCCTTAATATAGTTCTTTTAAATCTGCTCTTATCTTTGTTTACTTCTACTAATAACCTTTCAGAAGATCCGTAATACTTTTTCCAATCCGATTCACCCAAGTACTTTTTCTTTTTACCTTTAACTTGTCGGGTTTTACGTGCCCAGAAGAACTTTTTGCCAATGTACTTTTTGCCACTTTCTCTGTCCTGTATCTGATATACGAACCCGTACATTGTCTTGCTAGTACAGCCCTCCGGTAAGTGGTAAATCTTGTCTTCATATATCCATTCCCTACACTCTTCCTCAACCTCTTCGTTAATGGTGTTGTCCTTCTTCCCAATCTTTGGTGTAGATTCTTTATCATTAATAATCTCCGTCATTATCATCTAATCCATCATTTGTTATATCCACTTTACCTGAGCAGAATGGGCAGTATGATGGTAACACATTGTTCTCTTCATACACTTCTGAATACAGTACACCAAACTCTATATTACAATCTGGACAATGCATATCAAATTCTGATTCAGGGTCATTATGCAGCATATACCTCTCCCCATGTACCTTTGAGTCCGCCTACTTCATATTCAGTGACACGATTTTCAAAGAAGTTAGTATGGTCAGGGGCATTTAATACCCAATCTAGCCATGGTAATGGATTATCCTTTACTTCAAAATTAGGCTTTAATCCAAGTTGTAATAACCTACGATCTGCAATATGTCTGATATATAACTTAACATCTTCTTTCTGTAGACCTGCCATGGCAATACTCAAATCATCTACTCCTACTTCACCATTATAGGCTAAGTCGATAAAGGCATCTTCTAATTCGACTACATGGCGAAGCATAGTATAGATCTCTCGTTTAAAGTCATCTGTTACTACTCTAGGATGCTCTTCACAGAAACCTCTAAAGATTTGTGTCATACCATCAACATGCATGGTTTCATCTCTAATAGACCATTCTACTACTTTACACATCCCTTTCATCTTACCAAACCTTTGAAAGTTCAGTAGCATTACAAATGATGCAAAGAGTGATATACCTTCAGAGAATACAGATTTAGCAACCGCTAAGGCAAGATTGGAATAGTTAGAGTTATCATTATCTCTCATAAACTCAACTTTGTCTGCCATCTCTTTATACTCTAAGAATGCATGAA